CCCGCCCCAACGGCAGCAGCAGCGGCTACAGGTGCCAGGAACGGACCAACAACAGGGATAGCGGCCGTTGACTTATACGCTTCAATAGCTGCGGTGTACGTGGCGATAGTGGCCTGTACGATAGCGAATGCCTTATACGCGCCAGAAGCCTCGCCCAACGCGGACCCGATATTTGAGGCCATGTTACCAAAGGCCGTTGCCGTTGCCTCAGCACGCTTGGTGGCGTATTGCTCGTTGATGGCGTTAAGTGCCGCTTGATACTGTTCCTCTTTAATCAGACCCTGCTCGCGGTACTTATCAGCTACCGCCAGTTTCTGCTGTTCCTGGATATCGAGAAGCTCAAGCTCAGTGGCATTCTGGCCCATAATTTGAGCCATGAAGTCGTCGCCTTTCTGCTGCTTTTCCTGGGCTTCTTTCTGACGTTTATCCAGTTCATCTTGCCGTTTTTGCCCTGCTTCAAGGACAATAGCCGTTTTTGCTTGCTCGTATTCTTTCAGAGACAACGCGCCCTGGCTGTAAAACTCTTTTGCTTTAGCCAGTTTCTGCTGTTCCTGGGCGTCAATAGCCTTTAACTCGTCGTTGTTCTGACGGGCCAAAGTGTCGAGGTAATCTTGCGCCTGATTGCGCAATTGCTCCGCCTTCTTAGCGGCGGCTTTTGCCGCTTTATCGTCGGCGTTTCCGGTGCCGCCAGTTCCGCCCTTTTTATTAACAAGGCTGGCTAAGTCAATTTCTTGCTTCTTGCGCTCGTCATACTGCTTGCGCTGTTCCTCAATTTCTTTCTTACGCTGCTTAGACCTGTCGGTAATGGCCCGGGATTCCGCCGCTGCGCGTTTTATGCTGGCGGCGTATGCGGCGTCAGCCTCTGCGGTCAGGTTTTTAAATGTGAGCGCTGCCGTTTTGCTCGGGTCAAACACATCAGCAAGGGTCTGACCTAACGCTACAGCGTAATCGTCAATGCGCTGGAACCACGCAATAACCTCATGGAACGTCTGCTGAATGTCAGGCAACCACTCACGGATAGCATCAGGTATAGCCCCCAGCGAGTCTGACATATCAACGGATTTGTCCTCGGTGTCGTATGCCAGGTCATTCAGGGCATCAGAAATAAACTTGAACGATTCATTGAACAGTGTCACCCAATCCTGGAGCGTGGCTGCTATCTCATTAGACGCTATGGCGTCGGTGAGTGCCGTGATAGCATCTTCCGCTCTCGCGGCTTGCTCACCTACGGCGTCACCAAAACCGGATTGCGCTACCGCAAGAACAAGACCATCGAAGGAGTCGGCGAGGCTCGACAACTGGCCATCTAAGGTCTTCGAACGCGTCTCCATAGCTCCGGCGAAATCAGTGTTGCCGATGTTTAGCAGGTATTTCTGAATCTCTTCGGAGTTCTTCTTAACGGTAGTCGTTACGCCGCGGAACGTGAACGAAACGGTATCTGCCTGTTGGGAAGACTTAATGCCGAACTCTTTCAGCCGCTCAAACTCAAAGGTACTGGCGTCAGCCACAGCCTCAATCATCTGATTAAGGTCTTTACCCATAGCCGCCGCGGTGTTGCCGTAGGAGATTAACGCCTCTTTGCTGGGATTCAGGCCGAGGGCTACAAGTTTAGTGAAACCCTCTACCGCCTGATTGAGGCCATACGGGGTTTCTTTTGCGAACTGTTGCAGGACGCTGAAAGCCTTAGCCGCGTTCTCGGCGCTTCCGGTCATTGTGATGAGGCCGGAATTCAGCTTATCGAAGTTGCGCTGAGAGTCCACCAGCGCACTGAACACCTGTTTGGCGGTTTCCAGACTGACAATGGCAGCCGCGGCAGCACCTGCGGCTTTGGTAAGCCCGTTCAGTTGTGATGTGGTTTTATCGACGCCGGTCGAAGATACTCGTACTATCAAGCTAGCGGTATCAGCCATGATTTCTACCTTCAAAGATTGCTTCTAAGCCCATGATAATGTCTATCTCGAACAGGCTAAGCTGTTTTTGCGTAACATCGAGATAGGCTTTCAGGTCTTGCCACGTAACGGATTCTCTTGCAAACAATACTACAGCGTCCTCGCGCACGTGTCGCGTAAACTTAATGTCGCAATACGTCTCAAAGGTGGATATAAAAAGGGGCGGGCATTCTGGCCCACCCCGTCGCGCTGCACGTTTTTTCTTATCGATTACACCCATCGCGATAAGCGCCTGTTCGTGTCCGTCAGCTATAGAATCAAACTCTCTGATTTTATGCTTATCCACAAACTCATAGGTGGCGAACCTGTACAGCGCGTCTACTTTTCCTGTAATGCTTTGCGCTCAGCGTTATGGAACGCTGCTACCTGTGTGCCTAATGCCTTGAACTGGTCCAGCAATTTGTTAAATGCTTCTTTAGAGAAAGGCTCATCAAAGCTCCAGCCGTTTACGACTTCTGCCGCGAGTTGCCGGTTGAGGTCTTCCGCCAGTTCGTTAATAGCCAGGTTATATTCAGTATAGTCGCCGGATTCTTTGGCGGCTTTTTCCAGTTCTTCGAAACGCGCCAACCCGCGACGGTACGCAATAATGAAAGCACGCCCCGCTTTAACGGCGACATCCGCATCGGGACTTACAACGTTAAGCCATTCACCGGAGTCTTCGCCGTTTGGCAGCAGAATGGGCATCTTCTTGCCTACCAGTGCTTTCTCTTCGAAATAAAAATCAGAAAGTTTCATTCTTTAATCCTTTGGTTAAGAGGTTACAGGTTAACGATAAATGCGCCAGACGGGAACCACCCGCTTTTCGTGTGCGACACTAGGCGCAAACTTATTCTATCACATTACTTGCACACCCCAATATAATAGGGTACTATTCACTTACACCAACAATGAAGGGGTTTAAAATGTCAAGTTTACCAGTTTCCTTAATTCTGTTTGCACTGCTCGCTTATTTCGCGCCTTTCCTGGTTGCGTACTTCCGTAACCATAAAGCGAAGTTAGCGATATTCATGGCTAATCTGTTTCTTGGTTGGGTTCTGCTGCCGTGGGTATTTATCTTAATCTGGGCGTGCAACTCGAATGTCAAAGAGAAGTGAGCTAGTATAGGACAAATCCTAAACACGAGGAATAAGCATGGCCAGGAAGAAAATAACCGACGAACAGTTACAGGAAGAATTGAACGCCGGTATGAAGAATATCGACATCGCCCGTAAATACGGCATCTCCGACCGCGTTATTCGTATCCGTAAAGCGAAGCTGGCTAAGAAAGGTGTAGGCCACGGGCGTGACGTTAGTTACCTTGTACCGGACGGCTACAAGATTAAAGGAACGTCATCACTGGTGGATGAGTTTGGCAACACCAAGTTGCAATGGGTTAAGACCGACACCGATGCCGAACGTCAGGTTGAATTGATGAAAGCCGTAATCGAAGGCATGAAGTCGGAGATTACACCAGTTGCACCTGTTAAAGCCGTTCGCGCCAAACGAGACGACAAGCTACTCAACCTTTACACTGTGTCTGATTTCCATCTCGGTATGCTGGCCTGGGCTGACGAGAGCGGCGACGACTGGGACATGAAGATTGCGGAAGACCTGTTCTCCCGCTGGTTCGACGCAGCGTTCCAGAAAGCACCGGATGCCGGAACAGGAGTTATTAATCTGCTGGGCGACCTTGCGCATTTCGATAGTCTGGACGCCGTTACACCTGCCAGTGGTCATGTTCTTGACGCTGACACCCGCTATCAGAAACTTGTACGCTACATGATTCGTATGGTCCGCCGTGTCATTGATATGGCTCTCGTTAAACATAAAAATGTTCGCTTGCTTATCGTGCAAGGTAACCACGACGAAAGCGGAATGATTTGGTTAGCTGAGATGTTTAGTACGCTGTACGACAATGAGCCGCGTGTGCTCGTCGATACGTCGCCGGATGTTTACAAGATGGTGCAACACGGCAAAACGACGCTGTTCTTCCATCATGGGCATAAAGCACGATTCGACGCTATCGAACCGGTTATGATCGCCAAGTTCCGCAAAGCGTTCGGCGAGAGTGTTTACAGCTACGCCCACGTGGGTCACCTGCACCACCAAAAGATTGTAGAAAGCCGTAACATGATTGTTGAGCAACACCGCACTCTCGCGGCTAAAGATGCATATGCCTCCCGCGGTGGGTGGATGTCGGGCCGCAGTGCAAACGTAATTACTTATAGCGCCGAATATGGCGAGGTCGCACGTTTAACTATTTCACCGGAGATGCTTGGATGAAAGATATTGTGATTTTCGATTTAGACGGGACATTGGCAGATGGTACTCATCGTTTACACCTGCTGCCGAAAGATAACTACGGCGAAACCTGGGCGTGGAAACCATTTAACATGGCGTGCAAAGACGATGCACCCATTAAAGATAACATCGAACTGTGTAACGCCCTTAATCGTCGCTATGCCGTTATTATCTTAACAGGCCGTAGTGATGACGCGGAAAAAGAAACCAGAATGTGGTTGCAGCGCCACCGCGTCGAATTTTATCAGTTAATCATGCGCAGCAAACACGACAACAGAAAAGACATCGTAATTAAAGAAGAGGTGTTGCGTGCTATTGGGCCGGAGAGAATCTTGTGTGCATTCGACGACTCTCCAGCGGTAATAAAGCATTTCCGCGAACTCGGCATAACCACTCACGCAGTTACTGAATACGACTGTAACGGGAACTCTACACACTTAAAACCACATGGGAGTGATAAATAATGGCTAAGGTAATTATTCTTAATGGCCCTGCGGGCTGCGGGAAAGACACACTTGCTAGGGCGCTGGTAGAAATGGGCTTTGCGAAGGGTGTCGCCAGTTTCAAGAATCCGATGTTCAATATTGCTATGGCTGCGTTAGGCCAGGATGCTTACCGCGAGTTTCTCGACGGCTACGACGACCGGGCGCGGAAAGAAAAGCCAGAGGGTTTCCTTAACGGGTTGTCTCGGCGTCAGTTCATGATTGCCATTTCCGAGCAATTCATTAAACCGGTATTCGGTGATGATTATTTCGGTAAGTATCTTGCCGGAAACTTGCCCGACGGCGACGAAGTTTTTGTGGTGTCTGATGGCGGGTTCGCCAGCGAAGTAGCCCCTATCGTTGCCGCGGGGCATGATGTGAGAATCGTCCGCTTGCACAGAGACGGCCATACGTTTGAAGGGGACAGCCGCGGTTACCTGTACGATATTGATGGTGTAAAAGATTATGACACCTACATCATACCGGGTTACGTTAAATCGAACGCTATAGGCATTGCTTTAAGATTAGGCTTGTAAGAAAAAGGCCCCAAACGGGGCCTTAGTTTTATGCGTATGTGATACGCTGAATAACAATAGACGACTGGTACTGGTTGCCAGTAGCCTGGCCTTCAATAGACTGAGTGATTGACTCAGGTCCTCCAATCTCAGGTGTAACCGCCGTAAGTTCTGCACGTTTCAAACTGAAAGACATAGCCCCGTTTACCCCAGCCAGAATAGAGTTAATCTCCACCTGCTGCTCGTTGATAAACTTCTGAATCATCGCCATGTCGTACAGCTTACCGGAGATGGAGAAGGTGTTAGCTGCTCGGCTACGCTCCACAAACGCTACGTTAGTGTTGCCGAGTTCGAACTGTGCGGACGCGCTGTTGTCGTTGGTGATGGTCAGGCTGTCGCAACGCAACGGCGTAGAACCGTCGAACACAGAAACATCGACCGAGGAGAATGGCTCGTCACCAAACGTAACAGAGGAGAAATCAGAACCAGACGGCTGCGTGGTGAGAATCTCCTGACTGCGACCGATGAACGGGAAGCTGCCAGTTACCATAGCGTTAACAGCCTGTTCGATGGTAAAACCAGAAACTTCCACGCCTTTGGTTAGTGTGTACGCGTCAGTCCCGCCGCACTGGCCTTTGTACCAGGTGAGAATAGAGAACGTCTTGCACTGGCTTCCCGTTTCCAGTTTATCCCCTGTCTTAGCGGCGGTAGTTACTGTCTCTGTGGTCAGGGTATGCTGGATACCCGCCCCGGTCACTACCAGCGCCTCTACTGCAGTTACGATAAACGGTTTTGCGTTGTCACCGGTTAAGTCGGTAAACGCAATCAGGTCGCCCACTTCAACGCCGTCAGAAATAAAGCTACCTTCGGCACGGGTAAAGGTCTTGCCTGCAGGCGCGACGGTAATTGATAGCCCGGTCAGAGAACTACCGGATTGCCATGTAGAGCCTAAAGCTCCCGCCAGCCAGTCGTCCTGGCTTTTCGAGCTAAGCTCAATAGCGTATTCTCCGCTAACCTGCTTGTTACCGGTGCGGATTGACGTAGTTTCACGGCTGCCGTCCAGTTCGTTGGAGGTCAGCGTGTCGCGGGTAATGGCAGGAACGCCACCTGTGTTACGCAATGGCGACCAGACCGGGTTAGTCGGTGTTACGCCAGGGGTAGTTTCTGCCACATAGAATTGCGCAGTATTCGCGCCCTTAAAAGGAGTTGTAGCCATATTCACAGCCTCTTGGTGAATGCAATAAAGTTAATTGACAATGGTCGTTTGGCCCATCCGTTTTCTACAATCAGCGGCCCCAGGCTAACCGATTGAACCTCGGCGCAGATGTCGTTACGAGAAAATGACTTACCTGCTTTGAATGCCGTGTTAAGTAAGTCTGCCATTTTATTGATTGGCGCGCTACCTTTCACCGATGCGTAGTTAATGTCGACCTGATAAACACCCGCGCGTTGTTCCGTGAAGAACAAATCTGCTTGCTCGGTATCCGCCAGTAACATGTAACTTGCCAGATATGGCGTATCGGTTGACGTCGGCGCGTCGATGTTTTCAAGCGCGACCTTGATGCCGTTGGCGGTTCCGAAGGCTACCAGCGGAACATCGAACGCTTTTGTTAAGTCCTCAAAGTAGCCCATCATTTCACCTTGTTGGCTTCTTCGTTAATGAGTTGCTGGAAGCGAGACACATTAGTCCTGACAACCCCGGCTGGCGCCTGTTGCGACCAACCATACTCCAGCCGTTGCGCATACGGCAGATTATTTGTCAGCGTGAACTCATGCCAGTCAGCGGCTTTCAGCACGAAACTCGTAGCGTTTCCGGTTGCTGTGTTTCCTGATTTATCCGTAGCGTCCGTAATCCCGGAAGCAGGAGTACCGCCAGATGCCATCCAGTTCATACGAAAGCGGCCCGTGTCTACCGGACTCGCCTTTATAATAGCGGAAAACAGCTTGATAGACACCTGACGCATCACCTTCTCAGGGTTCTTCTTCGCCTTTTCCACGAACTTAGAGACATCGAGCGCGAAACTCATTTTCTCACCTGAATAAAGTACGCCACGACGTCATCGTTAACCATCTTCTTCTCAATAGCTACGATGGACCATTGCTCGCCGCCGAATTGCACCTTGTCTTCCATCTTCGGAACGACGCTGTAATCGGCTTTAACAATCATGTCGCCAGCCTGAATCGTCGTACCGTTTACCAGTCCCGCGTTTACCGGAATCGGAACGGCCTTCAACGGCAACACTTCATCCGCAGACCAGACGTACTCACCGAGAACTTCATCCCATACTTTTGAACCAGCGCGAATCAGAGATACCGTGCTACCGAATTTGGTTAGCAGGCGCGTACCCACGCCTTGCATACGTTTACTGAAAGCGGTGCTCATTTTAGCACCTCTTGCAGCGTCAAAAGAACACCGTAACTGTGCAAGACTACCGCGGTAAGAAAACCAAAAACTACACCACATGTGAACTTATTCATCAAGCGGCCTCCAGTCTCGAAATAACCAGTAGCGCAGAAGGCGCTGTGCCCCATGCGGTTACGGTAGCCGCTTGAGGGTATACGCCACCAAAGTTAGCCCCGGAGCTATCCCCGGAGCTATCCCGCATAATCTGAACGGCAAACGTCTGGCCTGCGGTTGGGCTAATAACAACGCGGGACTCAATAGGAATTGTTATGTTGGCGCTTACCAGCTTAGTTGCTGCGGGAGAGCCGTACTGAGCACCGTTTACTAAAATACGTGATAGCAGGATTGATGTCCCACTAGCGCCAGTACGCCCCGCCTGTAACTTGATGCGAACGGCGTAGTTACCCGCGGTGTTGAATGTAACAAGCCCTGCGGCATTAATCATTACCGGGTTAGACGCGCCTCCCTGCGCAGCCCCGAAAGTTAACTGTAACGCTGTATCTACTGCGGTAGGCGCTTGCGCCACGGTTGACGTGGCACGGAGAACTTCTACCTCTTTAACACCGGATGCAGCGTAAAGCATGGAGTCCGCTAACTGGGTATTTACCTCGCGCAACAACTCAGGGGTTATAGCGCCAGTTGTATTATCGGCGAGATTTGTCCCGATAAGGGTGAACATCTCTGTTTTAGTCTTCGCCATTTTTAACCCCGGTACACGTTAAACGAGAAGCCATTGTTAAGACCACCACACAGTAACGGGCGTAATGCGTCGTCCGCAGCGGTAATAGCGGTTGTGGCGCCACTGTTGCCGTTGTTGAAGTATGTCACTGTCACAGCACCCTCAACACGCTCAGTCTGCACGGAACGCCCATCTGAGTTAGCCCGAACATCGGTACCCGCACCATACGTAACCGCAGCGATTACTTGTGCCCGGATTAACTGCGACGGGATAACATTATCCGCTACGGTGAAGCCGTTTAGTGTTGTTCCTGTACGTGGGTACGCCAGAGACTGTTCAGCGGATACGCGACGCCCGCACATCTGAGGTTCTGCAAGCCCAACATAAGTAGCACCGTTGCGCAGGGCCACCTCTGCGGCGGTATCGTCTGCCGGCAACACAAGACCGTAATTAGCCGCTAACGCGCGGGCGTCGGCCAGACTAACGTAACTGTCGGCATCAGGTACTATCGACCCATCTTCCACGATTAGCGGCATAAATTATTCCTCTGATTTCGCCCGGCGCTGGCGGCGTGGTGTCTCTTCTTTAGCCGATTCTACCACGGTGCCTTCTGGTGCGAAACGAGCATCTACCACACGGAACCCCTGACGGTTATACTCGCGCTTCTGCTCGATGGTAATTGGCATTGGTACGTATTTAATTTCCACTTTAATTTCTCCTAGTAAAAAGGGGCCGAAGCCCCTTTGTTTTTACTACTAACCGTGTTACAGGTCTGCGTTGGCGATTGCCAGAGTACCGAGGGTGTGCTTGTTCTCGGCAACAGCTTTGCCCCAGTTAGCCGCGGTGAACAGTTCTGCGTCCAGCGGAGATTTACCGCCGTTGGTAACGTCCCAGCTGTAGCCTTTCAGTTTCAGGCCGAAGCTGTAGTCCGCCTGCCAGGTGGTCTGGATGCGGGTGTTACCGTTGCTGGTGTCAATGTTGCTGATAATGTCAGAAGCATTATCAACGATGATGCCGTTCGCAACTACGGACAGAACCTTAGTCTTGTTCGGAGCACCGGTCTTGTTCGGAGCACCGGCCTCGTACAGCGCAGGAATGTCAGAGATTACGTAACGCTTGCCGAGAACATCGACAACCATAACGTTACCGGCAACGAACAGCTGGTTCGCGTTGGTCAGCGCTTTATCTACCAGAGTGTGGTAGGCCGCGCCGGTCATGATGTCAGTGACCAACAACTGAGACTGGTCGCCGAATTTAGCGTGGCTGTTGTTCAGCACGTTCAGGGACAAGCCAGCGGCCGCGGATACATCGTTAACCAGTGCAGGCTGACCTGATACCGCGGCAACGGCGGCACCAACAGCGGTGTTAAGCTGGTCAGCTAACAGTGCGTCAGAGAACCCTTCGGAGATAGCACGAATCGCGCTCGCCGGGTCTTCGTTCAGCCAGGTCATTTGCGCAGGCTCGAACAGTACCGGTCCGAAGCCGCCAGCGACTTTAACGCCTACACGCTCGCCCTGAGTCAGCGCGGTAGCTGCCTGAGACGCGATAGCGGCGTAACGGTCAACGCGGCGTTTAGCGGAGGCAATCTGGTTAAAGAAAGACTCACGGGAGAAGTCACCGCGCCATGAAGCGGTAGACAGTACAATTGCGCCACCGGAGGCTGCGTTAAACTGGTCAGTTTTCTGGCCAAGCAGTTCGATAGTGGTACCGACGATATCGTCGTTATAAACCTTCATATCTGACAGAGACATATTCTGTTATCCTCGTTTGCCGTATTTGGCGTTAAGTTTTTGCTGGATTACGTCCGCACCACCGGCCCCGCCAGTAGAATTTTTGTTACCGGAAGCCCCGCCGCCGGTTGCTGCATCTGCTTTAATCAGATGCGAAAATGCTTTGTGCTCACGCAGATACTTTTTAAATTGCTCTGCGTCGGTGGTGATGACATTACCATCTGCACCTGTGAACTTGGTCACAACGTCATCGCCGTCAAATTCGGTCTTGACCATCATAGCGATAATATCCGCTGCGCTCTCATCAATCAACATGCCAGACAACTGGCTGATAACTGATTTACGTTCTGCGCCGAGGATACGCTCAGCCATTTTGCTAATCTTACCGTCTTTCTCGGCGAGTACTGGCTCATACTGACTGCGCAACGTTTTCTCGAATGCCTCAAGTTCGCCGTTCTGTTTTGCGCGTTCCTGTTCGGCTTTCAGCTTCGCATCTGCGGCTTCTTTCGCAGCAGCGGCAGCAGCTTTCTTTTCAGACAAGAGCTTCTCGTTGTTAGCTTTAAGACCGGATACCAGCGCGTCAACTTCTTCTTTGGTAAACGTGGTCTTAGTCTCTTGTTGTTCGATAGTTTCGTCTTTCACTTCTTCGCTCATCAGTATGTCCCCTGGACGTTGGAATCCGGGCCACCCGGATTTACATGTCAAGAATAAATTATTCCAACATACAAGGCAACTATTCCAGAATATTCCTCACGTAATCCTGCAACATGAACACTTTAAGTCTCAGTTGCCGTACACATTCTGCGTTCTGGACGTCAATAGCTAAATCCTCGTCCGCGTCGTTACTTGGCAGTGCCAGTTTGCACGGTGGCTGCATCATCGTCGTATCCGGGGATGGAATTGGCGTTTGCGACGGCGCGGGACTTGAGCTGCACGCGCTCAGGGTCAAAAGTGCACACGCTGCGGCCAGGCGTTTTAATGTACTTAACGACTTCACGGGTGATTACCTCTGATTTCGTCTTGCCTTCGTTATCAGCGGCGGCGGCCTTCGATTCATCCTGCTGCTGCCGTTGTGTTTTCTTAGCTAACTCAGCCTGTGCTTTCTGCTGTTGCTGCGAAACGAGATTCGCCCGGCCTCCGTTCCAGCCGCTGCGATACTGGTAGATGCCGTGTGCGTAAGCCAGGATGATGAAACATGCTCCCGCTACGACAGTTGCTTTAAGATTCATGTTTCCCCTTTCTCGATAAGTAAAGCCCCGCCTTAAAGCGGGGCTTTACTTATCATTTAAACATAGAAACGGCGTAATCTCAGTAAACCAGTTACTTTTTACACAAGCAATAGAGTATGGCCCTTCCGAACGCGTCAGCGTAACTACACTCAGGACTTACGTCCCGCTCCGTTACCTGCCCGCGCCGCGGTCGCTTGTTCATACTTCACAAGCTCAGGTGGAGCTTAGCACATTTTTGGTGAAAAGTCAACTATTCGAATAGTTTATTCCAACATTTACAATTGAGTGGAATAACTGGAATAATCACAGGCACTAAAAAGCCCCTTTCGGGGCTTCAGTTTATTCTGGCTTAGTAACCTTCGCTGCTTTACTTACGGCCTCTATACCATCGGCATCAGTGACTTTAACGAAGTATTCACCAACTGCGTTAACCGTCAGAGACAGAGCCTCTTCCGGGGCGTTTACCACTTCCTTCCCGTCTTTGTACCAGGTCAGCGCATATGGTGCTTTGCCCGCCTTAACTTCGACAGCGATATTTGCGCTGCCGTCTGCCAGTTCCGTGTCTTTCGGTTGTACGGAGAAATACACATCACCGGCATCCGCCAGGTACTGAATCTCATAAAGCATACCTGCCGCTGGCAGCGCAATACCGGTCTTGTCCGCAAACGGCATATCGTCCACTGGTGTTCCGAGTACACTTTCGTCTTCAATAAACACCACGTTCTCGCCAGAGCCAGACACGCGGGAGTACTGTACTACGCGACGCGAAGGTACGTCGGTTACTTTGAAAAAGCCCATCATTAATCCCCTTTCAGATAATCAGCAACACGTTTATCGAGTTCCGCCATCTGCTTAAGCGTGAGCGGATTCCCGAAACCATCTACAGATATTACGCGAAACTCTTCCGGCGATATACCGCTGTTACGGAAAATCTTACCTCGCACCGGGCCGAGCGCCTGGTCCTGAAACCACGCCGGTTGTTGTTTAAGGAACTCGTAGTAAGTGGTGTCTACGCTTACCTGAGTGCCACCTTCCGCGCCTTTAGCCGCGCGTTTTGCGCCTTTATCGAGGAAGTCGAACTCGGAACTGATTACCGGAGCCGTGCACGACCGGCAGTTCGGATGGGCAGGGGGCATCGGCCCCTTACCAATTTCCCACGTCATCCCGTCTCTGACCCTGCAAATCGTACTGGTGCGGCTGTCAAGCGTTGACACCCACTCGTACTTCTCTATGATGTCGTCGTTCTGGCGGTACGTCTCGTTACGGGCTTCGTTGGACACGTGAGACAGCGCGGTGCGGATGACGGTAGCGGCGTTACGCTCAGAGATGTCAGCCAGCCCACCGGCGCCTACTACATTCTTAACAATCTGCCGTGTTGTTTGACCTTGTACAAAGCCCATCTTAACGCCGGTTACAAGACGTGCTACTTCCGTTTCACCCCAGCCCGCCATCAGCTTAGTGAAATCGACAGGCTTGTCGCTTAATGAGAGCGGCTGAAACTCGGCAGCGGCCCACACCTGTTCAGCGGTAGGCGTAACAAATTCCGCATTAACGTTGGCCGTCAGCGTTTTTACGTTCCACTCAGCCTCATATGCCGCCAGTTCCTTAAGGTCATCTGTCAGCTTTGTTTGCCAGTCGCCCGTAAGTCCGGTCAGTGTTTCTTCCAGGTCACGTAACAGTTTATTCAGTCGTGCAGTGCTCCGACTGTCGTCACCGAATAACAGCACCTGCCGTTTGATTTCGTCCCGCATTTCCTGAAGGAACGGCGCGAGGTCTTTCACCTCACCGGATGCGGTGCGTTGCAGCCATATCTGGTGACTGATTAGGGATGTAAGTAAGCTCATGTGCCCTCCTGTAGTATCACCAGTGTAACGCATAAAAATAATATTTGCAGACACCAATATAATAGGGTACTATTCATTTAACTTAAACAGGAGATGCAAAATGGTTACTACAGTAATTACTTTCCCCGCGTATGTAGGGGCGAAAATCTGCAGGGCTAAAAATGACGTACGCTACTACCTGAACGCTTTTTACATAGACCCTGAAGGGTTGATAGTGTCTACGGACGGTCATAGATTGTTCTGCGACAATGTGAAGACAAACGTTGAAACGGGAGTTCTCATTGACACCAAAGGGAGGGAGCCTTCTAAATTTAACTACGCGGAGGTAGACCACGACAACGGCAGCGTTTCTTTCTATGACGATAGTCGTGCGCTTATATGTACACTTCCGGTGGATGTTGTAGACGGAAAATTTCCTGACTGGCGACGCGTGGCGCGCATTACACCGGATGCCGTCGGTAGCATAGGGTTCACTCTGCGCTATTTGGCAGACGCGTACAAGATTTCTAAGGCATACAAAAATGAAATTGCTCGTTTCGATTTCCAGGACCAAACCAGAGGATGCAAAATATCGTTTTCAGACACTGCGTTTATGGTGCTAATGCCCGCAAGATTTAAATAAAACTAAGGCCCCATTGCGGGGCCTTTTTCTTTACTCCTGTTGTTGCTGCGCCGACTGCGGAATTTCTCCCGCTACCTGAGTAACCGCACCTAACGGCAGTGGTGCGTCCTCAATAGCGTTCTGGATGTCTTCGTCCGTCCAGTCAGTTACGCCCGCCTTACGCAATGCCGCGTAATAAGCTGTAGCTGGTAACAGGCCCGCGTTAATATCCGCCATCCACTGCGCGCGGTCCTGAGCGGTCATTGGTTGCAGGAAGAACTCCATGTTCAGTTTGAACTCAATTTCAGTGCTGTCGCTAATCCCAAGCATACCCGCGACCCAGCGCAACGCATCGGTATACGCCATGCTTACGTTACGTGCGATTGTTGCCATAACGGACGTATCAGCGCCGCGTTGCAGGCGTGCCGATTCCGCGGTGATTTGCTGCGTCGGGGTAATAAGCTGTGCACCAATCTGGATTGCCTGGTTCTCTTTATCCAACATGTTCTGCTTGGCTAGGTTGTTCTCACCGGCCTGGACCAGAAACGCATTGCCGCCGTAACCGATGTTATGGCCAGAACGTGACCCCATACGCACTCCGTGAGGGTTGGCTTCTTTCCATTGTCCCATGCTCATGTTCTCACCGGGGGCGATGAACAGAGTAGGCTGGCCTACGACGAAGCTGGACTCCTCATTGTCCGCGCTGTTGCGGAAGTGCCCGATATTAAGTTCAGCCAACGGCAGCAAAGGTGCATCGTCAGGGGTTGAGTCGTTATTTCCCGCGCCGATGAACGTGAACGGAATCACCCCGACCGGAATATTACCGAGTTTCGGGAATATTTCGATATAGCCACCTTCCGTCAGTGCACCTTTCTGGTTAAAGCGGTACAGACGCTGGCGATACTGGCCTTCGAAAATATCAAGGACTCGGTATTGCTCGCCGTAGTTGGGGCTGAACTCATCCGCGCCATCGGTGTACTCGTATTCCTCACGCAATACAACCATAACCACACGATTAACAGACCCGACGCGCTGGAGACGCCAGTTGATGATATTCTCTGCGGTGTAGAAAGCGATTGTTGGGTTTAGTAAACCCTCGTTTTGCTCTGCCATGGTAGCTACTTCTACCGCGGGGGCGTCAACCAGCAAGCCACCGCGACCAACAGCATCAATCTCATACAGAGTATCCTGTGCGTGCTGCCACAGGCCAACGCCCGACCCGTCACAGTTAGTGGTCAGGTATTCCATCTGAGACGGAATAATCATCTCTGGGTCTTTGCGCATTACGCTGCCGACCATGCCTGAAAGCGTTCGCTTGGTGAAGTTGTAGCAAATTGCCCCCGCTTCGTATTCAGCCTGACGCTGGCGACCGTAAACCGGGTCCGGCTCGTTCTTACTGACGTCACGTAGATACGATGTCAGGTCGCCAGAAAGCGCATGTCGCACCTTCTGCCACTTAGGGAAATACTCTTCGTACTGGCGGTGGCGGGTTTTAACGTTCTGCCCTTGCCCTGCGTTAATGTTTGCGGAAACCATTTGTTGTCCTCTTAAAGTGCGAAAGTCACCGGGATGTTGATTACTGGTTTAACCACCGGCATCTCGTAAACTACAGGATAGCCGAGAGCATCCGCCATATGGTCAATGATGCCGTCTTTAGCTGGCTCTCCGTTATCATCGTATGCCTGCTGCTCCAGCGTCTTCGCTATCTCGGGGCATAAGTGGTCATTAACCCACAGCTTACCTTTTTCCAGTGCGGTATTCACGGCTAAAACACGGTCTTTAACCGGAGGGTTGGCGGATTTAGCGCGAACATCGAAACCGGCCTGCTGGAGTAACGCAATATCTGAGATTGACGCCGAGTTGGTCTTGCGGTTCTTGCCGCTGGCGTCCGGGTAAACGACTATGCGGTGGCCCTGCGACTTCCACTTCTCAGTAATTACACGCACGGTGTCCGGCGTATCAAACAGACCTTTCAGTTCTGCCACCGCGTGCCAGCCGTCTTTACGTTGCACATACACGGCGCTGGCGTTCTTCGTAACGTTGAAGTCCTGCCCGATGTACAGTGTATCGCCCGGTTGAATTGTCTCTTTGCTGCGGTGCTTGCGACGGTCATACGCATAATACACGCTGCCGGATGTCAGGTTAACGAACTCACCGTTCAGGTACGCGTTAATCAGTTGCGCGGGGTAAGTCTCGGTCAGTGAGCTAATGTAGTCAGGCGGCAGGAATCGCGCGTTCTCGTGTGTAGAAGCCTGCACCATCGAGTAACTCGGCGTCGGGTTCTCTTTGAACTTGGCGTAGACGAACTTGAACCCTTCCGGTGTCGTGGTGACAGAGATGTGGTTAGTTACGCCGGGGATAACCAGACGCATACGGGCGACTATTTTGTTCCACGCCAGCTCAGCTTTCTCACGGCTCAATACATCAAGCTCATCCACGACCGCAGCAGCGATTTTGAAGCCGACTATCGAGCCTGGGTTATCCATAGAACGGCAGATAACTGTACCGAGCACCGTCTTACCGCGAGTAACCACGACTTCTTTGTCGCCAGATTTAACCAGCACATCGAGGCCGAGCAGGTTAGCGGCTTCCTCAAATGTCGGGTAGAAGATGTCACGGATAGCCGGGTATGTCGGGCCGAAGTAACCCAGGCGCGTACCTGGATGCTTGAGCATAAACGTAAGCAGGTCAAGGCAGCCAACAAATGTCTTTCCGCTGCCGAAGCCGCCGACATAGGCTTTGTATTTGTTATCGCAATTCAGGAACAGTGCCTGCGGTGCGGATAGCTTAATACTCATTCCTCTACCTCACCCATATTCGTTGTTACAATTTTACCTACAGGCTCTGCAACACTAAAAATAATCTCAGTCGGTGCCGTTTCTTCGGTGGATTCGACTGGTTTCTCTTTACCGAGGCCCAGTTTAGCTGCGGCGAACGTAGCAGAGATGCCCGCGGCCCCTGTCTCAGTGAAATATGCCTCTTCCAGCGCCTGTGCTGTTTCATAGGCTTCTGCAAATGCGGGAATCTCACGCAGCCACAGCTTAATAATCGGGATAGTTACGCCGATGTGTAAGGCGAAGCGGGCCAGTGACGGGGGTTTATCCTGAATCAGCGGGCGTTCGTCACCCTTAGACGTAGGCACGAGTTCCCACGACGTGCGGTCGAAGAACTCGATTAGCGCGTCGCAATAATCCGGGTCCCACAGCGCGGCGGAATTACGGGATGATTGATAAAGGCTCTGTTTACCGCGCGGTCGTTTACGGCGGCGGTTTGCACTAACAGCTTCTTCATGTGCAGCTTGCACCACCTCTGGCGATGGCTGCTTGAGTTTCAGCTTCATAGAATCCCCTTGCATATGCGTCTGACCATCAGAGCGCATCAGACGCGCCCTACGCGTCTAAAGGGATTATATAAGGTGATTGGGCAGGATGTACAGAAAAGCCCTCGGTAGAGGGCTTGTATCAGTTGTATAGGCCGTGGCGTGGTGCTCTTTTACCGTCGCCGCCGTAATGGTCGTTAGCTACGGGAATGGCCCGGGCGTTAGGGATGATTAGTAGTCTCATTTGAAGAAACCATCCTTGACAAGCTGACGGTATAGGTTAGCTGCGTAACGCTCTGCCTGGCCTTTGCGCCGAAATATTTTCCCATTAACTGAATACTTATTTAACTCTGGCTCGTACCAAACTTGGTTGTCGATGAACTCCAGAATACTAATCATTCCCCGCTCTCCTCTTTAGCAATACGTTGCTCAGTTTTAGTGATACCCCGGCGCGTGAATAACACCGGGCTTGTCTTAACGTGCGTCATCAGACGGTTGTTATAAATTACATGGCGCTCGCAGTTAACGTCTTTGCTGTACTTGGCAATCGTCATTTCGTTGATGCCGGTTTGTCGGCATGTCTCAGCCATCGTGCCGTATTCTTTAATCAGGTTTGGAATGCTGGTAATCATCCTAAGAAATTCCTCGTTGTCCACATCGCATTCGGATATTTGTTATCGCGGTCCTGCACTACGGCAACCATGTTACCGCGTTGCACCAGGCAAAAGTGCCGTTGTTGCTCGCCGTTGTAACGACGCCAGATTGCCTCTTCGATTGCTGCGTTGATGTCACTGAACATATTCACCCCACTATCTCATCACCGAGCCACGCCGTTTCTCGTATATCGTCGACCACACAAGCGGCGTGCTCACGGCTAATTGCAAAAATGTAGAAGCTGAACTTCTTCCCGTCGGCGTCGATGTGGTTAACCGAGTAGGGTTTCCACAGGACACCATCAATTACTACTGGTTTAGGCGACTCCATACGCTTTACCGCATTTTAAGCATGTGGCTCGATGCACCCCATCAACTAAATGCAGGCGGTAATCATGCTCGCAGGCGTTCATCTTTTCCTCTTCTCCTCTCAACAACATGAGAAGAACCTTAAATGCGGCTAACTGGTACTCACCGTTAATTGACAGTTGCCCGCCTAACGTCTGTTTCTCCGACTCAAGCACCAGAATACGGCGCTCGAGCGATGCGATTGTGATTTTAGGCATTGGTGTCACCTTTGTTCAGGTTGAAGCGGTTAATCAGTTCACGGCGTGTCTCGTATAGCGACTCAACCATTTGCTCGGCTACCGCGATTTTAGTATTCAGGACGTACATCACGTGCCCTATGTCTACGCCGCCGTCAACGGCCTCTACCATCATCTTTTCATATTCGCGGTCAGTCATTTCTTCTCTCCCCACATGCGATTGAGATACTTGTTCTTGTCCGGCCCATGGAAACTGTTACGTTTCATCAGTTCCTCGCGTGTCGGGAACGGAGTGTGACTTACTTTACGACCTACGCGTAACGGTTGGCTTATCTGACCTTGTTCGCTCATTTCTTCTCTCCTGCATAAGCTGCTTTCAGTGTCTGCATCGCGGCGAACCAGAACGCGTCCGCAGGAATGCTGTTGCTCAGGTTACTAACGGCGATGCGTGCCATCAGTTGCGCATCTTTGAATGCTTCGGTATCTGTGATTTTCATCTTCTCTACTCCGTTCTCGTTGTCGATGGAGTAAATATAATTGGTGTGAGAGTAATAGTCAACTAGTCATTGCGGAAGATAGATAAAAAAATCCCGGCTGGGTCAGGGCCGGGATAAAACTGGAGAGCAGAGGGATGGAACAGGAGGTGATTTAAGTATCGTCGGATTAGTCTTAGGTGTCAACCTTCGCCGTAACCGACCTGCTCGTCAATATCGTCACGAGATTTAACTGGGTTGGTGAACTCTTGCAGTGCCATAACGGCCTCCATTGGCAAATACGAAAAACTTGGCCTAACCAGAATACTAAACGCCTTCGTATTCGTCCATCATTTAACAGCCCTCCCAATAGCCTCAGCCTCTTGCCACGGCTTACCTTCGAACAGCGCCAGACGCCCGGCGGTACGGCGACGCAGGCCAAGTAGTGGTTTGCCGTTCTGGTTGATGAACAGCGCCAGCTTAGCCCGCAGTGTTGCAGTATCACCAGAACGCAGTGCCTTGCCTGTGCCCGTAGTAGACGCAATCACGCCAGCACCTGCGTTATACACCAGGTCACACACCGCATCGAACTGTGCCTGTGTAAGCGAATGGTGCGCCGCGGCATCAACCGCAGCTACGGCTTTAGACATATCGCGATTCAGTAACAGGAGGCCTTGCCCCGGGGTGATGGTCTTACCCGGGGTTACGTCCGGTCCGTAGTGCCCGTAGCCAATAGTCAGGTACTTCTCGTTCGGCGTAGCACGATACGCAGTTCCGCGGAATCCCTCAAATGCAGCGGTAAAATGCAATCCATTATCTGAAATATTTCGAGACACGCTTATATCCTCCGTATGACAACCACGCCTGACGAATCTGGCGCAGCGCAACTAGTGTGATTAACGTCCCGGGCAACGCAGGCGACATGCTGCCCTGTAGCAGGTGGATACACCCGGCGGCGCAGACGATAGCGGTCAGGATATAGAGCACCCTACCAAATAGCCCGTCGTCAACGCTGGGGTGATATACATTAAACAGCGATGTGCCCCCGATTGCCAGCATACCGCCGAACCAGAATAGCTCATTCATCCGGGCCTCCTCGACGTGAGATGTATTCTCCGGCGACGATACCAGAGAGACGGGAATAGATAGGCATCCAGAGAATGGCGATGATGAATCCGAGGCCAGCTATCTCGCGCTCGCCGGTAATACCGAACCATTGGGCAGCGAGAGGTGCACCAAATACGGCGCAGGTGAAGCCGGTTGCGATAAAGCAGAAGCCGTCGATAGGGCCGGAAATAACGGACTTATGTTGTCGTAGTCCGATAACCCCTCCGGCTAGTGCGGCAGCGAGAAGCCACCCCGTCACTGTTTCAGTAAATTTATCCAAGATGAATCCTCCAGGTGCGTATTAAGTATGCAGTAACTGGAGGATAGCACGGTTAGGAATTATCTTAATAACGGTTTATTTATGTCTCCAGATGTATTGTCGTCTCTGTGGTTTCGTCGGAATATCATCGTATCCAAGCGATTTCCAGTAATTAAATAACCGATTAGCTATAGCTGCACGTTCCTTTGTTTTGAACTCACCGAGATTCACGGCCTTCCCGTTCTGGAAGCCACAGGCGCGGATAGCTTTGCGTCGGGCCTGAATCTCTGGGTACAGCGCGTTACGGCGGCGCTTGTATATTCGGACGGTTGCTCTCGGTGACAGCGGCGCAAGGCCGCTTCGTTTAGGATGTCAGTTGCGAGGCTCATATGTCGAGAATCTCGCAGGCCATTTCTTCGGTAACTTTCGAACAAGGTGCGTACAATACCTGGTCGGCGAAGTTACGCAGTTTGCGTTCCAGTTCCGCGTAATCTTCGTAACTTACATACTCCCCATTTACTTTACTATCGAAATGACCATCTTCATAAAAGCCTTTGCGAATAACCATAATCACTTCTCCTGTTTACCAAGTCGCTTAGGTGAGCAGATAGCGCGTACCTCTGAATCGATGGGCTTGTCACCCTGAAACAGGAAGTGTGCGTTCTCTGCGGCGCGTGCCGCGGACTGGCACGCCTCCGTCGAATAAAACGTTTCCGATGCCGCTAGTTGCATCTGGCCCGCCGACAGTACCCAGATAAATAAGATGCTGGTCATCAGAAGTATTCCCCGCACGTTTTACATACTTTCGTACCGAACGGCGCGGAGCCATCTGTTATTACATAATAGAAACTGTGTTTGCACTCCCGTGTACAGGCTGTTGGCCCATACTCAAGTCCGTCCCACTCACGCTTGCCGCATTCGCAGCAAAACCGGCTACCGGGCACGTTGTCCTTGTGGCCTTCGGCAATAAACAATCCTGGAGCGATAATCCAATTGTGGTCACATTCCTGCGTATCTTCTTTTCGGCAACCAGATTGCTCCGAACCGTACGCACCTTTGCGGATAAGTTTGTAGGCCTCCACGTCACCAGTAGCCTCGACCAATGCCAGATGCAACTCCTTAACTTGCCCTGTCAGGTGCGATATGTGCTCAGATTTCTTAATGTTGTCTTCCCGCAACTCCTTAATCTGCGCCGACGCATCACGTAACTGATTCTTAAGTGACTGCACCTCATGCGCCAGGTCTTCGCTCCGGCTGTTATTTACCTGCTGCCGTAGCTGGTCGATCAGGTACTCGAATATTTCGTTTTTGTTACTCATCAGCTTCACCCCTTTTCGCATCCACCCCGACTAGCAGCGATTTAGTGTCGCCGTCACACACCGAAGTGCTACTAATTATTTCGTAAGCGTCTACCAGTTCGCCTAAAGTCCAGCTACCGTACCAGCCCATCTCTGTCTCTCCTCTCGCTTGTGTAAATGAATAGTAGCCTATTCTATCTTAGTGTGCAAGTAAATTTTATTGGTGTGTTATGGAGTCGATGAATGCCAGTAACTCCCTTTCCGCTTCTGCCTCTCTTTCTTCAAGCGACCAGGTAGCGGATTCCTCTGTCGCCGTTGCTAAATCGGTTTTCGCATCAACCATCGTGTCGATTAACGTGATTAGTCGTTCAGCCTGTTCTTTAGTAATCATTGTTGCATCTCCTGCAATAGTCGCTTCGATTGTTGCGTTTGATGAAAGTGTCGCCTTTTGACGACACTAAGTTAAAGTTGTACGCTGCTGTGTAGCAGCGTAAGTCACTCAGTAAAATCCCAAACTATTGAACATCACACTTCTGGCGGCTCGGGTAACGGCATCCAGTGCGTCACGTACTTATCGTAGTGATTCCAGAAAGGCTTTCTCCCGTCATCAGGAACTATGTAATAATCGTGCTGAACTGCGTTATTTAACGTTTCATACACCAGGAACTCTTTATCCGTATACCCATTACCCGGCAGCATCTCACTACACTTAATCCACTCACCCATACCTCACACCTCTTTCAATCAAGGATTGCACACCAGCTTTCCACGCCCGCCACGCGAGACGCGTCTTAACGTTCAGGTACTCTTTCTTTGAACCCTTGTTAACCGGCAGACCCTCGACCACAGCCCACCGTTCAAATGCTTCTCTCATACCAGAACCTCACATTCATCCCGATACACGAACAATAACGACCCTTTGTACTCAATCATAAAACCATAATGGTTGATGCTGAACGCCGGAAAAACATCACCTACCGAGATTCCGAAATCTATAAGCCTGCGGTCAGTTATACGGACAAGCCTGCGGTCAGTTATACGGATTCGCATTAACGGCAACCTCCCTCAGAGTCGTCGGCACAAGCATCACGATTCGATGCCGTTTTGATTGCCTGTAAGCTATTTAGCATTTGCTGGCTATCCATCGTAATAATTGTAATCCCGTCCGATAAATGCACCTCGTAGCGTTCAGCTACGAAATATATTTCCTCGAAATCATGATGTTTCAGTTCTTCAAATAATTCTTCCATCACTTCGCCCCTTTGAATTTAAAATTGTTGCCAATGAGTTTTAAGTTCTCCTCTTCTACGTATATTTGTGAATTTACCCCTCTCACCTTTTGCACGGTCACTACGTACTCTCCGGGAAATAAATTAGATTTTAATTCAATTATGCCGTGTTCACCGTCGGCGCATTTAACCAACTGACCATTCTTAAACATAACCCTCACTCCTCTGTCTCGTCCCGATAAGTGAATAGTATCCTATTATGTTGGGGCGTGCAAGAGATTAGTTACGTTGCCGTTGTGATTCTTTCGTTTCTTAAAGGAGTACGCAACGCAGTGGGTGGGCGTTAGCCCACCCCAGCGGAGTGAAGTACTCTCTACCTCACTCACTCACGGCAACTATAGAAACTTTTAATTATCAGTGACTTGGGTATTTAGGCGGGATTAACAATAGACTTTGGCCCTTCCGAAAGCGCCAGCGGAACTACACTCAAGTGCCTAATGGCACGCGTTGCGTTCCCTGCCGCTCCGCGGTCGCTTGCGATATCTCACAAGCTCAGTGAAGCTTAGCATATTTTTAAGTAAAAGTCAATACTAGTAGCATCTTTTGTATCTTAGTAACTTTGTGTGGTGTTTTGGTTGCTTTTACAAAGTTACCGCCTTATACTTCGGTACATCTTACATAGGAGAACGTGAAATGACTATCAATGAAGTAGCTGAACGTATTGGGGTGACACGTCAGACAATTAATAACTGGATTAAGAGTGGAAAGTTTCCTGATTGCAGCGTTAAAGTAATGGGTCGCCGGATGCCGGGGACATTTGACCGTAATAAAGTTGAAGCGTGGATTAAGGAGAATGTGAAATGAAAGGTGTAATTTTCCACGATAAAGAAAATGACAGTGCTTATATGGTTTATTTAGTGCAAGGCGAGTACGCGTTATGCTTTAACGTTTCTTGTAAACTGGACTCTTATTCACCGTTTTGCGTTACAGAAGAATTGCAGTTGATTAGTCTCCGAAGACTCAGCACAATGTCGGCTTCCATCGATGTCTCTGACCACTTAGCGTACGTTTGTCAGTATTTCGGTGATGAGATTGTTGTAGATTATTATCGTAAGTACGCGCATTTGATGGAATGTCTGGCTAATAGATAAAAGAAAGCCCCAGCGTTAGAGCGCCGAGGCCAAATTACTTGCTGAAGGAAATATAACATGTCCGATGTAATTTTATCCTACTCGTGGTCGCGTCGCAACGCGCGGGCTGAGAAAAAGGATATAAACGTCAGAACCACACACACGGCAACACTGGACGACCTGAAAGAGTTAATCCAGCCACTCGATGCTGTCCGTGACGGAATTAACCCGAAGACCGCGCCCGGTTATATCACCGCCGCGTGCGACTCGACGCACAGCACTGTAAAAGACCCGGAAACCGGCGACTTTAAGCAAGCGCGTAAAGGCTTTTTCTATCGCTGTGACGCGTCTGTAAGCAAATCGTCGCTGGCGTATCTGGACTTCGACAGCGCAACACCAGAAGAGTATCAGGAAGCGGTGCGCTTAGTTAAACGCAGCCGCCGGGGCATGTGTATCTATACCACGGCATCACATACCGACGAGTCCCCGCGCTTTCGCGTCGTCATGCCGCTGGCCCGTCCGGTTGAAGGTGGTGACATTATCCGTGTTCGTCACGGCTTGCTCGAGCACTTCTTCAAAGGCATGGGTGCTGACCGCAGCGGGTTCACTCTGTCACAGCCGATGTATCTGCCGCCGGTTGGCGCTACTGTTATCTGGTCGCGTCGCAACGACCTGATTGACCCGGACGAGTTACTGGAAGGCATCCCCGCCGTTGACGTTAGCAGCGCATCGGATTACCAGATACCGAAAGAACTGCGAACAGCGTTTACCGATGCGTTTGAAGCACTGGCGTTCGAGTACGGCGGTATTATGACCCCGCGCGGCCTTAAGATGCCCGCTACGCCGGAACACGCCGAGAACTACAGCGACCCGACACCGCGCCCGGATGACTTCCTGCTGTGCTTCCCGCGCGAGGGATATGAAGCGCCTAACGTAACCATGATTCACGACACCGACATTACGGCGACCGAGGGCATGTCATCGAAAGAGGTGTGGAAGTATGCGTGCGATGCAACCGGGCTGCCGTTCAGTGAAGTCGCAGAGGCCATCGGTTGGGGTGCACGTGAATCTGTTTCTTGCAGCCTGGACGACCTTGAAGACGACGAGGACTCAGAGGAGGACGAGTTACCGGAACCGGTAAAGGCTGATTTCGTCGTTGAAGGGTACATGCCGTCGGATTGCATATGGGATATCGTCGGGGAGTCCGGTACGTATAAATCCTTCTATACGCTGGGGATGATGTACCTGAGCGCCGCCGGATACCGGTTTGCGGGTGCTGACACCCAGCGTTGCCACCATTTCTATATCGACGGTGAAGGCGGCGCAGCTACCCGCACCCGTATCGATGCGCTCGCGGCTAAATATGGCGAGGAAGGTAAAGATTATGTACATGTTATAGACATGGGTGAAATACTCGGTATGCGAGAGGATAAAAAACTTACAGCACTCATCCGTATGATGCGTGAAACAGCAGGAGAGGAACCGATCGGTATGATTGCGTTCGATACCCTCAACCAGACGCTGGCCCTGACGATTGATAAGTTTGATGAGAACAGTTCATCAACTGCAATCGGCATGGGTAAAGTCATCGCTATCCTTAAAAAAGTGCGTGACGCGACTAAAGCTGCGGTAGGCGTTGTACACCATACACCGAAGGGCGGAAAGAAAGCCCGAGGTAGTGGTGCGCTGTACGCTGGCGTCGATGTGGAGCTGACAATCGAACGCGCGACAGACCGTCAGATAAATGTATACCACTCTAAATTTAAGCATGGGCCGCAACAGAAGACGGTTGGTATGGTGCTTGAGTCGGTACAGTTCCGCGAAGCCCCGCCACCGAAAGAATACCGCGCGGTTGAGTTCCTCGGTAGCACGGAGGAATACGGCACAATCGTAAACCTCGACCTGCCTGAGCCGCACAAAGCGCTTGTGCTTATGCCGTGGGGCTTCGAACCGTTCAAGACCGACGAGGAGAAAGAGCGGGAAGAAGGACTGACTAAGGAAGGTAAAGAAAACGTACGTAGAACCATGGAGAACGCCGTCAACAGTTCGGAAGCCACGATACTGGCGGCGTTTGAACTGGCGGAAGGAACCTACAACGGCAACGAAGGTATCACGGTAGCCGCGGCAAATAAGCTCGCACAGTCTGACCCCAACGCGAAGGCGTTCAACTCCAAAGAAGTCATAGAACGCGGAAAGATTAAGAAAATGGTTGAGGCGGGGTATCTTGTACCTGGTACGGACGAAAACAATCAGATAATCCCGGGCCGTTACAGATTGAATACCCGAATAACGGACAACAAGATTCCGAAGACAATATACGAACCGAATGAAATGCTGACAGTGACAGAGGGGGATTTGGAATAGGTAAAAATAAAGGGGCGTTAAGCCCCTTCACCCAACGCCAGCCACTTGGCGTCTACTTGCAGCACTTCCGCCAGTTTAAACAGCGTCGCTGGGCGGACGTCCTGAGTTACCCCAAGTGCCAGCTGGTTAATCGCGCCCTGGGAAACGCCAGCCAGAACAGCCAGACGGCGCTGTGAGATGCCGAGTTCTTTACGGCGTTGTTCTACACGGATGCCTAGTTCAGATGGTTGCATGTCAATTACTCCTTAGTCAGTTGATATGTGAATAGTACCATATTAATTATTTTAGAAAAGCCCGTTGACAAGTGAATAGTTCGCTATTATAGTTAGCCCATACCAAACGAGAGGAGAATAAATAATGTTAGAGAAATTCTTAGTATTACTGGAACGTTTCGTAGTTGCACATGAACTGATTGCTGCGAACAGTGCGAAACAAGTTGTCGTTGCCAAAACTGCAACAATAGAGCCTACTGTTGTGAAAGAAGTAACGAAAGAAATCCCGGTAGAAGGTGAAGACACCATTGACACTAAACCAGCAGAAGAAGAGAAGCCGAAGCGCAAGCCGCGTAAAGCTAAAGTAGAGGAGCCAACGCCAGAGCCGGAAGAAGAGAAAGAAGAAGTCGATTACCAGTCTCTGCGCGACCAGATTCAGGCTATCGACGATGCGATTAACGAAGGCCCAAGCGATGCTGCGTGCGACGATTCTGACGAACTGCTGGAAGAGTTTACCGGTAAGAAGATGAAGATTGCAGCGATTAAAGACGAAGACCTGGCTGAGTATCTGGAGCGCCTGACGGCAATCAAGAACAAGTATTTCGAAGAAGAATAATTATCCCGCGGCCTTCGGGCCGCTTTAACTGAGGGTCGGAATTATGATTTACCAACTCTACCGCGCCGTAGACAGGCGGGATAGCACAGAGGCGCTATGGCTGTTACGTGCGCCGTCTGGCTCGCACCAGATGGAAGAGATGGCGTACTTAGGCAAAGTACCACGTCCTAAAGATATAGGCCGTCACGTGTCACACATTAAGCGTACGACATTCGCCAAACCTGACTTTTATGTCTTCGAGTCGATGTATGGGTGGGCGATGCACTGCGACCATAAGACACGGCATTTAATTGACCAGTGGGAGAACAGGGCATGATTTTAAAAGAACGCGGTGGCAATAACGATGTGCACGCATTACTGTCGCCGTCTGGGGCTAAAAAGTGGCTGGCGTGCAGTGCATCACTGGCCTGTGAAAAAGATATTCCTAACACGTCAGGTAAAGCCGCGGTATTAGGCACAGCCATGCATACAATAGCCGAGGTCCATTTAAATCAGTACATCAAAGGCACTGCACTGCCGTTAGATCGTGAAGTTGGTGCTTATGTACTGGACGAGGGCAAAGGCCAGATTAAGGCGCTAATCAGTCCGATGAAAGGTGCGGTACTGATTACGGCGGACATGATTGAGCAGGTGCGCAAGTACACCGACTACTGCAAAGCGATTATCGATGTGGCGACTTACGCCAAACTCGAGATGCGTGTCAATCTTACTGAGGTGTTGCATCCGGGGTATGAAGGCGTTGAGACGTTCGGAACTGCTGACCTTGTTGCCGTCCAGGAACTGGCTAACACCGACGAGCACATGCTTATCATCGGCGACCTGAAAACTGGACGGCATCGTGTCGAAGCGAAAGAAAACAAGCAGCTTATGCTCTATGCTCTCGGTGTTTACCGCCGGCTCAAGAGACGTTATAACATAACGACTGTTCGTCTGGTCATCTTCCAGCCGTACGCGGGCGGTGCGTCGGAGTGGGACATCTCGGTTGAAGGCCTGGAACTGTTCGCTAAGTTCGCACAGAAACGGGCACTGTTAGCGCTTGATGCTTATTTCCGTGGAAAGAAGAACCTGAAAGCGTCGGACTTTAAACCGTCGGTCGATGGTTGCCAGTGGTGCCGGTTCTCTGAACAGTGTGCCGCGCGTACAAAGACGGTTAATTCTGTACTGGCGGAAGAACTTGAAGACGACTTTGTGCTGGAACTGACGACGGAGCAACTCGTAGTTGAGTATGAGAAGTTGCCGCTGTTACGCCAGCACATCGACAAGGTTGAGAAAGCGATGACCGCCGCATTGCATTCCGGTAAGAAAGTTCCTGGGTACAAGCTGGTTGAAGGTAAGATGGGCAACCGTGCGTGGAAAGATGCCGATGCGATTGAAGTGTCACACGGCGACATTCTCAAAAAAGAGGTATTGATGACCCCTACGGAGGCAGCAAAAGTTCTTTCGGCGGATGAGATGGCAGCGCTTGAGCCGTTTATTACCCGTAAGCCAGGCGCACCATGTGTCGCAACGGCAGACGACAAACGTCCTGAGTGGAATCAGGTTAGTGAAGAAGATTTGGAATAAAGTGTTGACACCTGAATAGTTAGCTATTATAGTTCTAATCACTGGCCGGGCAGTTCCCGGAGTAAACTGAAAAGCGAGAAATCACGATGGGTATTAAACTGAATCTGCGTAAAGTAAACACTGCATGGGTTAACGTATTCGAACGCGAAAAAGACCGTGAAAACGATGATGGCTCAATCACTAAAGGCCAGTACAGCGCGACTATCATCCTGCCGTCTGGCCACGCACAAATCGACGCGCTCTACGACACCGTTTACGCTGTGGTTGAAGAAGCGTTGGGCGCAGCTGCCGCTGAGAAGTGGATGAAGTCCAACTACGGCGAAGGTAAGCACATGGATAAATGTGCGATTAAAGACATTGCCGAGCGCGACAATCCGTTTGAAGACTTCCCGGAAGGCTTCTACTTCAAGGCGAAGGCACAGAAACAGCCACTGATTGTAACCTCTAAAAAAGGCGAGACTCAGGTAGAACAGGACTTCAATGTAGACGGCGAACAGATTGAAGGTGAACAGGTTTACAGCGGCTGCGTCGCTAACGTAAGCGTTGAAATCTGGTTCAGCCAGAAATACAAAGTCCTCGGCGTTAACCTGCTGGCTATTAAATACGTCGGCGAAGGTAAAGCGTTCGGCGGTTCTAAAGTAGCTGCAAGTGTCGACGACCTGGAAGACGAAGAAGAAGATGAAGCACCGCGCCGAGAACGTCGTCGCCGTTAATATCTGAATTAATTTAACTAAGGCCCTTCATTGGGCCTTTTTACTAAGGGTCAAAAATAATGAGTTACCTGTTCTTAGACTTTGAAACATTCTCCGAAGCCGATTTGAAGAAAGTCGGCTCCTACGCTTACGCCGAACATCCAACCACCGAAGTTCTAATCTGCACATATGCTTTTGACGACGAGCCTGTGCAGGTATGGGATTGCACCAACGGCAGCGACATGCCGGGCGATTTGCACCGCGCGTTACGCCGTCTGGTGAAACCAAACAGCCGTATTAAGATGGTGTGGCACAACGGCTCAATGTTCGACAGGCCCATCATGAAGCACTGCTGGGGTTTTGATATTCCCGTAAGCAACACCATTGATACGATGATTTGGGCGTTTCGTCACGCGCTGCCGGGTTCACTCGACGCATTGTGCGAAGTGCTTGGCGTGTCTGCAGACAACGCGAAAGACAAACGAGGCAAAGCGCTTATTCAGCGTTTCTCTAAACCGACGCCGAAGAACTACAAAATTCGCCGCTACACTGCTGAAACGCACCCGGATGAGTGGGCGCTGTTCATCAAGTACGCCGTTAGCGACATCACCGCGATGCGTGAAGTGTTCCATAAGTTGCCGCGTTGGGGTAACTCCGAGTTCGAAGACCGTGTACTGGAACTGGACCAGTTAATTAACGACCGCGGGTTTAAGGTCGACGTTGCGCTGGCGGAAGCCGCAATTGAAGCTGTGGAGAAACACAAGGCACAGTTACAGGAAGAAGCCCAACGTAAATACGGCGGCTCGCTTACAGGTAAGGACTTCCTGCCGATTCTGCGTGAACTGGCGCCTGCGCATCGCATCCACAACGCGCAGAAGTCTACGCTTAACGACCTGCTTGCTGACGATGATTTACCGGACGACGCCCGCACGATTATAGAAATGCGCCTCGGGGCGGCATCCACTGCGTCAACGAAATATAACCCGCTGCTGTTAGGCCGCTCGTCTGACGACCGCCGTCGCGGTTGCATCCAGTATGGTGGGGCTAAACGTACGTTACGATTTGCGGGTAAAGGCTTCCAGCCGCAGAACCTGGCGCGTGGGTACTATCACGATGATGAACTGGATAAAGGTATTTCAGCATTACTTAAGGGCCGAGCACATCGCCGTTTTGATGTAGCCAAGCTAACGGCATCTACGGTTCGCAGCTGCATTATCCCGGAAGCCGGGTATAAGTTTGTCGTCGCCGACTACTCGAACGTTGAAGGCCGCGGTTTGGCGTGGCTGGCTGGCGAAGAAACCGCGCTTGATACGTTCCGTGCCGGGCTGGATATTTACTGCGTAACCGCAGGCAAGATGTTCGGCATGGAGCCGGATTACATTAAGAAAGAACGTAAAGACTTACGCCAGATTGGTAAGGCATGCGAACTTGGACTTGGCTACGCGGGTGGTGTCGGCGCATTCGTACAGTTCGCCAAGAACCTCGGCCTTGACCTTGTTGATATGGCAAAAACAATGGACGGGACTTTCCCCGACCACATCTGGGCTGCTACCGCACGTGGATATGAGTGGGCGCGTATTCAGGAAGCCAAGCGACCACCACGTCCAGGTGAAAATGATGACCGACCATCTTATATTCTTGATAAGAAAGTGTGGCGTACCTGCGACGCTATCAAGCGTATGTGGCGTGAGTCACACCCGGAAACAGTAGCTTTCTGGCGGGATATTGAAGACGCAGCTATGGCAGCTATCCGCAATCCGGGCAAAGAGTTCACCGCAGGGCCGCGGGGAGTTAAGTTTTCGCGCAACGTAGAAACGGACAACAACGGCAACAAAGTCGCCGGTTGGTGGTTGCGTATGACGTTGCCGTCTGGTCGAGTTATGTCATACCCTGGCGTCGGGTTAAGCGTGTCGAAAGAGACAGACGAAGACGGGAAGGTGTCTACCAACGTGCGCATCAAGTACCAGGGCGAAAACCAGTTAACCCGTCAGTGGGGCTTCCAGTACACCTACTCTGGTAAACTGGTGGAAAACTGCACTCAGGCGCTGTGCCGTGATTTGTTGGCTAATGCACTGCTGAACGTCGAAGCAAACGGCTACCCGATTGTGCTTCATGTTCACGATGAGATTATCTGCGAGACACCAGATTTACCAGAATACAATGTCGCAGAACTGGAACGATTGATGTGCGAATTACCAGAGTGGGCCGAGGGGTTCCCTCTTGTAGCAGAAGGCGCGGAGATGAAGCGTTATGCCAAGTAAACTGATTATCGCGGTACTGGCGGGATTTGCTGCCGGTGTCTACTGTCACGAGGGTCAATACGGCATGATGGTTGCCATATTGGGCATGTTCATCGCAATTTATCTGTGGGTGCTGGAATGAAAATCTACTGGTTTTATGAAGAAGACTGTCGAATCTGTCCGCGCTGCGGTATTGAACATACGAAACGGGAGGGGTGCGTACTATGACAATGTTTGTATTTCGGACGATAGTAACCATGCTCGCACTGTTACTCGGGGCGGGAATAGCCGCGATGTTCTGTTACGGCCTGTTCTTTAAGTTTGCCGGTGTTGCCGTTCTAGGCGGGGCGTTTATAACTTGGGTTCTGCACTCATGACCCCGGAAGGCAAAATACAGAAATACGCAAAAGAGCGATTCGAGGCCATTGGTGGCCTCGTTCGTAAACTTTCCTACGAGGGGCGTTCCGGCGCTCCCGACCTGCTGGTAATTCTCCCAGACGGCATAGTCTGGTTTGTCGAGGTGAAGAAAGACGAAAACACGAAGCCAGACCCACACCAGCTACGTGAGCATGAGCGTATGCGCAAACGCGGCGCGAATGTTTTTGTCGTTGGTTCGTTTAAACAGGTTGACGACCTAATAGCGAGCTATTATAGTTAATCACACACCAACAATATAAGGAATTGAGAAATGAAACACGAATATGACCGCAAGCCAGCACGTGACATCGTACCTGGCGATATGATTTTCAACGTTAAGACCCGCCACCCTGTTGCCGTTGATACGGTGTACGTCGAGTCGAACGGTAAACTGGTTATCGAAGATGTAACTGGTAACGTTACGGCGTTCGGGCGTAAAGAGTTAGTTCTGGTGCTGAAATGAGTAAGTTTCAAAGGCGCGAGTACCAGAAGCTCATGACTTCGTTCATGTTGCGGCACCATCGCTGCAACATATGGGCAAGCATGGGCGCCGGGAAGACGGGCAGTGTCCTGTGGGCTTTAAACCGACTGTTCCGCAATGGGCAACTTAATGACGACGACCGCGTGTTAATCCTCGCCCCGTTGCGTGTTGCGTCTGGCACGTGGCCCGCAGAGCAAGAGAAATGGAACTTTCCCTGTCTGAGTGTCGTTGACGCGACCGGTTCAGAGAAGCGCCGCATCGCGGCGCTGGAATCAGACGCTAACGTGGTGTGTACAAACTACGAAGTTATCGAATGGCTGATTGACTACTACGGCAAAGACGACTGGCCTTTTACCGTTATCGTCGCCGACGAAAGCACGAAGCTGAAATCATTCCGCAGCCGTTCAGGTGGAAGCAAGAGGGCGAAGGCGCTAAGTAAAGTTGCGTTCGGTAAGGTTAAGCGTTTCATTAACCTGACTGGTACGCCGTCGCCGAACGGCCTCAAGGACTTATGGGGCCAGAACTGGTTTATCGACGCGGGTGAGCGCCTCGGTTCTTCATACACAGCATTCACCGACCGCTGGTTTAACTCGGTACAGAAAGGCAAATCAGCGATGGCGCGTGAGTATCATGCGCGCCCTGGTGCGGATAATGAAATCCATCAGAAGATGAAGGACATTAGTCTCACGATTGACGCCGCTGAGTGGTTCGGTTGCGAAGCGCCAATTATCGTCCCTGTTGAAATTGACCTGCCGAAGAAAGCACGTCAGGCGTACATAGATATGGAGGAAAAGTTATTCGCAGAACTGGAGAGCGGAGAAGTTGAAGCCGCTAACGCGGCGGCAAAGACGTCAAAGTGCTTGCAAATTGCTTCCGGTGCCGTGTATGTGACGGGTGACGACGGAGAAGCAACCAAAGACTGGGAGAAAGTGCACGACACGAAACTGGATGCGCTGGAGTCAATTGTTGATGAGTTACAGGGCGCGCCGTTACTGGTGGCCTATCAGTTCAAGCACGAACTGGAGCGCATCCTTAAGCGATTCCCGCAGGCGCAGGCGTTCGCCAAAGGTGCCAAGGGTAATAAGCAGATGGAAGCGTGGAACCGTGGCGAAATCGAAATCCTATGCGTGCACCCCGCGTCAGCCGGCCATGGCTTGAATTTACAGGACGGCGGACATCATCTGGCGTTTATTTCGCAAGGCTGGAACCTTGAGCACTATTTGCAGGTTGTCGAGCGTATAGGCCCGGTGCGCCAGAAGCAGGCGGGCCACGAGCGACCAGTGTTCATCTATCACATCGTTGCTAAAGACACGCTGGACGAGGTTGTTGCCTCGCGTACTGACGAGAAGAAATCGGTCCAGGAAGAGTTGCTTAATTACATGAAGAGACGAGGTAAGAAATGAACATCATGGCCCCGACTCCGGCATTGCAAAAACGTATCAAGGAACTTGAGGAGGAAGTTCTACGGCTACGGCAGCAGAGAGACGCCGCTAATGCGCAACTGGCGTTTGTACTGGAGAAGTTATCAGAAGAGTAGAGAAAAGGCCCCGTTTGGGGCCTTAGTTTTATTTATCTTCTAGTGCTGCCAGCCTCTTCTCGAACTCGCGCATCTTCTTACGCTGATAGGCAATCTCTATGAAGAACATCTGGTCCGCCCTAACCCCCCATCTGCCGCCGGGAGGGGATACTTGTACAGTCTGGCCATCTTCATCAATATCATACGCAGCTTCAATTGAGTCGTAGCACAAGAAAGCATATTTACAATCGGTAGAATCTTTCTCCATAAGCCCATGGTTGACCAAGATGTCTCGCACATCTTGGGCTATCACACCGAAGTGTATCCTTGCAGTGTCACCCTTGATTGCTAGGCTTTCAAGCCACTTAAAAGATATTACATGTATATCCTCCCATGCGGTAAGGAGTTGTCCCTCAATTTCCTCTTTGTTCGTCTTAAGTGTACCATCAGACGTGTTTATCGTACCGGTGGTCGCGTACACCGTAGTCCACCTATTACCTGCCGAACCTAAAGACACTTGCGAGTCTAAGTAAGGAAGAAAATTGTTGTATGAGTAGAAGCCTCCTGACGCATACATAATAGCCCTGTTAGGCGTTGCATGGTTTGCCCCGTACAGTTGCAGCAACGCACCATCGGAACGGGATGCACCATCACCACCGCTAACTATCAGTCTTTGACCCGATGGGGTTTTAGTGGGGACTGTTTTTGAAATCAGCCCGTAATCACCATCAAACCGTGCGCGCACGGCAGACTGTTGTGTACCATCGTATTCCAGCCCCGTTACATGCAGGGAGTACACGCTTACATCATTGTCAAACGTTAAAGGTGCTTCTACATGGCGTACACCATCTACCCCCATGGCGACAGGTATTGTACGGTTAGGAGTTGCTCCGTATTTGAAATCACGTGATACGTACGGGTGGTCTTCAATCTTTATCCGGTAGCTATATAAGTCAGCCGGATGCCCATCATGTTTGTACCATAACCTCGCACTGTTATCCCCTATGCTCCAGGGAGAGAAGAAGTCTTCCCCACCAAAGATATAGTACAACCAGCCATCTTTAACACAGACCGAGCCGACGCCGACAGCAGAGTTAACGATATGACCCTGGTATATTTGGTCGGTAATATTAAACCACTGAACATCATCTAAAGATGAAGGCCATGACGACACATTAACTTTGCACATAAAGGTCCTCGGATACGAACCTTCATAGCGGCTGTCCTGCTCGCCACCTTCCCACTCACCAAAGGCACGTTCTGTACCAAAGATGTAGAGATAGTCACCTACTTTAGCGAACGGAAGATTGGAGTGATGTACATTGTTCGGAAATCGCAAGTAGCTCCAGTTTTGCCCAGAATCGGTGCTCATCGCCAGTGTAGAGCCAGGGGAAGTAGGTAATGTGTCGCGTGTGGTAAGGTATAACACACCACCATAACTTTTCACGCACGGCTCACAAGCGTTATCAGCGTATGCCTGAGCGACAGTGCGACGAACGAATACGCCAGGATTGTCATACACGTTACTAAAATACAAGACACCGAGACGCCTAGGGGGCACATCGCCGTTGTGATAGCCGACAGCGATAGTGTAGTTAACATCATCTATAACCGCAAAACTATGTGTCTCCGTGACACACAAATCAGCGTTAGTGGAGTATGCTACCCCAGGCAATTCGGTAATTTCCCACGGGCTGTCCCAGAATCGCGTTGCGAAGTTCCAGGTAACACCCGCATTGTTTATGGTGGAACTAGCCGGGCTTGAGAGCGTAACAGTGAACGTATTTCGGTTAATTATAGACGAAACCTTCATATTACCCGATACGCCAGTTGCCGATGTATTAGAGAAGTTAACCGCATCTCCTGCTTTTAGGCCATGATTTTCTATGACAATGGTAGCAGTAGTGGAGCCAGAACTAATAGTTATTCCGCCGGTTGGGTGTCTAAAATACGGCATTGGGCGTGACCAAAGTTCTGCCTTCTTCATCCGCATATTAGATAAGTAGCGGGTTTCTATAACTGCATATAATCGGTTGCCGCACGTACCCATGCTCATGCAGTGGTAGTTAACTCTGTCCGTAGAAACACTAGCATTATAGTCAGCATGGATTGGAGTCAACCACTCAGGCATTGACCAAGTCTGCCCGTCGTCTCCAGAGCGAACCCAAGCTACATGTAAGTTTTGAACACCATGTCGTTCGCCCGCCATAAACGGGGCGTAAATAACATGGTCGTAGACGAAAGTTTTATCCTGCGTCCATGCGTTGTAGAACGGGGTATCCGTCACCTTAGTTAGTGAGCCGTTAAAGAAGCCATCAGCTACATAAGTAAGCGGTTGCCCGGCTACGCGCTCGTAAACGAATGCAGCATTCTTAAATTTACTAATGTCAGGTAATTGGGAAACTTTATAAGTCAAACCCCTGCCGTCTATAATCCAATTGTTGGGGGAAGCTGCTAATACATTAAAAATAGATTGAGTATCATCAGTTACGCCGTCGCCCACGGCGCCCCATGCGCGCGGGTCGTATTCGTCCTTCCATCGCGCCACATGTAAATCTGGGTACAGAATTGCACCGTTTACATCAGATATTTGCTGCCGCAGTATGACCGACCCGACAGGCTGCCACGCCCCATCTGCCACGCCACCGGTGGACTGCGGAGAAGATGACGCTGGGATAATTTTTGGTAGAGCACCCAACCAATAGTACCAATCCCCGTCACCGCCAGAGGACGACGGCCACAAAACTGCGGTGTTTCGGTCGTTAGCGGATAGTGTACCGCCTGACGTGAAATCAAAATCTGCCAGTTTAAAACCTGCGTCACGCAACACGGCGGGGAGTGTCTTCTGCGTCTGTCCAGTAACCTGATTTGTCGCGTAATCAATATCGGCACCACCGGCGACACCGCCGGATTTGCCAGTGATAACCTCGGCCTCGAAAATCTGATGTTTCTTGGCGGTTTGTAAATCCGCCAGGCTTAAAACGTCACCGCATCCGCTTGACATATAGAGTCCTCTTTAATTAAAACCATTGCTGAATCCGTCGGAGAAACCGCTGCCGTATGGCGCGACGCCGTCGTATTTGTAGAATCCGTCGTCATAGTTGTAGCCAGTAATCTTGACCGTGCGGTCGTCGCCAGGGTCGATTGAAGAAACAACTATCTTCTGAGCATTATGCCTTGCTTCGTTGCCGAATGAAAACTCAGTTTTTAGTGCGCTATTCCCTGTGTAGATTGCTTCCTCTGGGGCAGAAAGCATAATCACTTCGCGGTCGTGGCTTCCTTTGATAACAGAGATACTCTGCACAGAGCCGTCGCGCTTCTTAAGAATGATGGAGTGGTCATCGCCAGGGGTAAACGTAACAGGCTGCGACAGCGTCAGCGTAAGCCCATTAACGGCAACAACATAACCATCCTGCGGAGCAATACGTGAACCTTTAACCACGCTGATTACGCCGCCGGGTGTAGCGAGCGAACCTTCTTCAGTAGCTTCGAACTCTACGACAACTTTACTTAACGCATTGCGCTGATATCGACGCCACGCAAGCCAGTACGCCTGCTGGTAGTTGCGCACGCCCTTCGATTCGTATTCCTCCGTATTTGCACCGAGTTCTTCCGGGATATAAATCGTTTCCTGTACGTTAGTATCCGGGTCGATGTATGAGAACGACAGGCTATCGTAGGTCGTAGAATCGTTGAATGTGCGCGTCCATTTCTCTGTACCAGTAGTTTTGCTGCGGTGGGTGAACACCATCTCGGGCCCAGCAACCGGACGGTCGAAACGCAGCATAATGTCCGCGCCTTTACGGTACGCAGTACAGAACACGGCTTCCGCTATAGTCTGAACGATGTCCTGCATCGTGGTGTCGTAGTCGTCGAACGTGTAGCAGAACTGCCCCGCTAATTCACTTCCGAAATAGGACTCAATCTCTTCTTGCACAGCAAGTAACTTGTCCATGTTTGCCGTTGTCAGTTCCAGATTGCCCACCGCAGGGTCGCGAGCAAGTCTGATTAGCGACTGCACCGCCTGTGTATTAGGAGTCATTACCGTATCGAATACACCATTACCGAGGTATTTGTAGCACATCTCGGTTGCAATCATGCGCAGTTCAGGGTTGTTGATACTGGCGGCACGCGGCGTCTGTTTACGGGCGCAATGCACCGTTGTCCTGTTGCCGTAATGTGAGGTAGTGTCCAGTGACTGCCCATACAGGTTGATAAAGGTTATCTCGTCGCTTACCGTTCCGTCGTAGTCTTTATCAAAATTCGTTATACGGCGCATGCGGGCGCGGAAACGCGATGCAGTAGGTAGTCGCCCGTAGATAGACGTGCCGACGTAGTCGGTATTGTTGCCTGTAATTGTAGCTCGTACCGTGTAAATATCGCTCAATGGGTTGCGCTGAGAGTCAATCATCTGGTACTGGAGTTACGCTGGTGCGATTATAGCCGCCGTCGTATTTGTAGAGGCCGTTCTGCCCTGCAACGTTAGCGAGTACCCTGTCAACTTCTCCGCGCACCATGTAATACCAGTCTGTAAGGGACACATCGTACGTGTTGCTCGGGCCTATAAACGTATCTGAACGCTCTGTTAGGGCATACGTCTGCCCGCTATTAAGACGGCCCCAGTTAGAGGCACCGTTTACCGCTAATCTTACTTCGAAGTCGTCAACGTATAAAACCTCAAACGAGCCGTTCAGGTCAGCGATGTCCTTAACGTCAAAGTTGCGTAGCACCGCAACATCACCAACACTAAGAAACTCAGAAAAAGCAGAGTCTCCTGACGGGTCATAGATGTAGCCTGTGTTTGTGATACGTTTAGCTGTGCCACCGGCGCTTGGGTTAGCTCCGATGTCGTTTGGCGCTTTCAGTACAATACCGTCAACGTCGTCGTTGGAGTATGTCACGTAGAGTTTCTGGTCAATGACGTCGCCGATTTGTAGTTGCGGTGAAGTTGTGTTGTTAGGTGACGTATAAGGCGCATACACGGCAACAGAGGAACCGGTGATGTCGCTTATCAGGGTATCGCCTTCCGTGACGCCATCAGACTCGATATGCAGATGCCCGCGCCCGGCATCATAGTACGAATACTCCAGCAAAGCACCCGTGGAGTTGAACGCCTTATACGTCTGCATCAGGTCGTTAGGGATTGTCTGCACAGTCCCGCAGATGTCATAAGAGCGCTCATAGGGGCGCGGCTTGTTGGAGCGGTCTGTGAGACTGTTATTAGGCGATGTTGTCTGGTTGTTAGTCGCCGTGTAGTTGGCGTTGGTGGCCGTGTTCAGACCGAACAACTTGGCAATTGGCTTAAGGATAAAACCGAACACCTTACTAACTGCACCGAGCGCCCCGCTACCGGCACCCTCAATAATGTGGTACACGGCGTCTTCGTCTTTGAGTGCGTCGAAGTCGTCGGTGACATCAGTATCATCGCCAATCTCGCCCAGGTAGACGCGCACCGGCACGCCGTCCGGGATACGGTTAACAACAAACTCCATCGGCATCCCGACGTGTTTTGTACGGTCGAAAGCTCCATCAGTGTTTCGCGTGTAGTGCAGGATTATCGCCAAAATTCAATCTCCGTGTACGTGTCTCTGAGGTCCGCCAGCCTGTCAAGCCGTACCTGACGTGAGGCAAGCTCGCAATGGCTGACCATCCCGTCGAAGTAAACTCCTGCGTGCCACACGATACGACCCCCACGGCGATACCCCATAAGCACCGCACAGAAGTTTTCAGGCTTATCAATTTTCGTAAGCCCTTTTGTGTTGCGGTGGCCTTCGTCAAACGCTTCGTTAATTGCCGTCGGGCTTGTAACGTCGAACGCCGGAGTATCTAGCCCGGCATCCGCGCGGACAATGCGCACGTGATGCCAGCAATTGCGCTTGCGAAAGTCGTAAGGTATGCCCGTGTAGTCGTTAATATTCATGTGGTCAACAGGCCGCGTAATAACGGTATCTCTTTAGGTGTCATCAGTATACCAGTGCTTCGTTGGTTCAGCATAGGCGTACCAACATCCGCAGAAAACTCGCCTTTCTCCTGGTTGATGGCCTGTAACTCGTACACGACGGGGCCGTCAGCCGGGTGAGACAGGTCGGTGCTGACGTAACGGCGGAATACGAACTTCGGCAACTCAGTATTGCTCATCGGGATTTTATCCATCTCATCGTCCAGTTGATTGAGGATATCCGGTAGCGTAAACGTTGTCGTCTGGTCCATATCACTATTGTTAGCGGCCCCCGACGCCTCCATCGGGGTTGGCTCAAACGTGATAGTTTCGCCTGTCTCCAGTGTTGCCGTAAGTTCCTGTAGCCCGCGCACAAGATAGTACGTCTTTGATAGCAACGGGTGGCTGATTTGCAACGTGATGTAGTCCATCTCGCCGTCCGGGTTAGACGCCAGCTTACGGCGATAGGCTGCTTCTACTGATTCCTGGCTCATTGCATCGGGTCCCAAATTCGTGGAAACGTTGATTGTGCAGTTCCGTAGGCTTTAAGGAAACACCCCAGCCCGTCACCATAGCAACCGTACAAATCGGGCAGATTGTTAATCAGGCACTGGTTCTCAAGATCCTGGAACGGCGATTTCTCAGCGGTTGCCGTGAAAGTAATTGTCCAGTTAATCCCGTCTTCGGTGGACTCAGCGATGGTTGACGTGATTGTTACCTGGTAATCCTCGATACCCATGCCGAAGTCATGTGCCATCCAGAAACTTGACGCACCGCCATCGACTTTCTCAAGGAACGACAGAAACGCCTGCCGCCCTAGCGCCGATGTAATCAGGGTTACGCTTATCGGGAACACGTCGTAATACGTGTCGCGCCCCTGACGTACACCTCCGCCAGCTAAATCGACGCTCCAGACGTTGTTACGTCTGGTCATTGAGTAGCCTTTTGACACCACCGGCTTAAGGCTACGTGGGAAATATAAGTCGCTCATTATTTGAACCTCGATAGATTGGATGTTAACCTAACACCCATATTATCACTTAAAGCCTGGTGCGTTTCTTGTAGCCTTCCTAGCTTTCGATATTTTGCTGTTACTATTCTGCAGCGAAGCAGCAACTTGCTCCTCTATGATGATACGCAAACGGCCTTCTTCGTCCTGTTCAACGCTGGTGTTGCCAATTTGTGCGCTGGTGTTATTTATAATGCTGATATTGGCCGGCCCGGTACCGCCGCCGTTTTGCCCCATAATTTCTTTCATCTGCTGTGCAGTGCGAACACGCGATGCGCCCGCGGGCATGATAACTTCTGGTTTACCACGTTCGGCGATAGTAGAAGCCTGCCCCGCAGATAACTGACCGCCTTGTTCACGGGCGGACCTGATAGCGGAAATCTGCGCCATACCCGCCCCAACGGCAGGAG